AAAGTAGACGCGTTTACGTGTGTTCGAAAAAACGGAAAAGTGGACTATGCCTGGGAGGTTTATGCTAATGATGACGGTAAAACACAAGCGCATGGAAACGTAATTTTGTTCACACGTAGGGCGAACTGGGACCCTACAGCTGTATACACGGTCGACTATATACCGCTGGAGCCATACAAAGTGACAGCACCGACAAACGCCGTAACTGTAGAATACGCAGACAATATCGGCAGCGCTATACAGCTGCTAACAAAGAAGGCTGCAGGACTCGAAACGCGTATGTCGAATGCGGAGCAAAAACAGAATTTCAGATTCGGTAAAGACGAAGGCGGCGTTTACATCATAATAGACGAGGAGGCGTTAACATGACAGGCATAAAACAGTACCTAGGAAGCAGACGTCTAAAGTCTGCGGTATTTATAGCTAACGGAAGTTTTACAGTGCCTGCAGGTGTTACCGAAGTATTTCTTACGGGCTGCGGTGGTGGCGGTGGCGGTGGTTATGGCGTCACTACACCAGGACCCACAAGAGGAGATGGCGGTAGTCCTACACAGTTTGGCACATTATGGGGTATGTCAGGAGGTAGCTGGGGGGATGGTACTACGTCAGCCACAGCCGTAGTAACTGGTGGAGGTGCTGGTGGTCCTGGTGGACAATCGGGGACGCCTGGGTACCCTGGTAACGGTAGTAATAGCATACCTCCTGCCTATTACTGCGGTAAAGGTGGGGACTGCGGTCCATACAAAGGTGGTATGCCTATAAGTGGTGCTCAAACAAGTTATGGACATAGAAATGGCGGATACGGCGCTGGTGGCGCTGGTGGCATAGGTCCAGGAGGTACCGCAGCTGGTGGCGGTGGCGGCGCAGATTACAATAAACGACAAATGGTTACTGTAACGCCTGGCGCTACCTACAGTATTACAATAGGTAAGGGCGGTAAAGGTGGCGGAGAATACGCGGGCAATGGCGGAGACGGCATACTAATAGTGGAATGGTGGGAATAGTACATGACAAAATATAGATACGCACAAATTTTATACGGAAAAGTACATTGGATATGTGAATCAGAGGAGCCTAGAGAGTTCCCTCCTAACCTGGAATTTGTAGAAATTACAGAAAAATCCGAAATACGAGTAGGCTGGGACTATAACAAAATTACAGAAGAGTTCACAGCACCTGTCATTTCCGAACCTGAACCAGTCGAGCCACGGCCATCACTAGAAGAAATGCAAGTAGAAACGTTATTAAATACAAAATACCTAGTATCAAGAAGTGAACTAGGACTTGGAGGGATTTAGTATGGAACCATATGAACTATGTAAATTTTTAATCGATCGTAAACGATATAATCATGAAACGATGAAACGTAAAGCAAATGTATTTTTTGCTAACGACGGGTTGTCGGACGAAGAATATTCAGACCTATTAACAATAATGAGCAAACAAAAAACAAAAGAAGTAGAACCACCAGAAGAAACGCAAGCAGAAGCTTAGCGTTATTTTTTATGCGATTTTTAGCGCTGTGAGAGCAATCGAGATGGGCAATGGTACATGTTACTGAATCTCAATCCTTCTCATGGCGTTGTTTATTTTAGAACAAAGGACTGTGATGTTATTGGAACACACGCAAACTCTAGAGCGCCGCCTTACGGATCACGAAAAGCGTCTACAATATTTAGAAAAGCAAGACATCAAGAAAGACGAAAAATTGGAAAACATTGAGCAGAATTTTATAAAACTAGAAAATACGATACTTAAAGAAAACCAAGAAACTAGAAATCTGTTCAAAGAAATTACATCACGTCAATGGACCTTGATTGAAGGTCGAGAAAAAGCGGAAGAAGCGAAAGAAATCCGTGAATATGAATTAAATGCAAATGAAAAGAAAGACGAACTCGAATTTAGAAAACAAAAATTTAGTTCTTTTTTAGACTTAGCCATCAAGCTTTTAACAGCCGGTGGCTTAATTTATCTACTAATTGAATCATTATTAAAAAATTGAAATTCGGAGGTATTTTATATGGATTTAACAAACATTTATATGATTGCAGCAATTATGGTTGCTATTGTTTTAGCAGTAGCAGAGGTGCTTAAAAGAACATTCAAAATCAATACTCAGTACATGCCAATCACGTCAGTTGTGATTGGTATTTTTGTTGGTATTATTTGTTGGCCATTATCAGAGTATCCACTTTATATGATGTTGATGGCTGGCTTTATCGCAGGATTAACAGCCTCAGGAACGTTCGATTTAATGAAGGCAGCTAAAAAGGAAGGTGAGACAAATGACTAAAAGATACGTAGGTTCTAGTGGTCATGGTTTAAAAATAAGAGGGGCAAAACACTTCATTGATGAGGTAGATGAGGCTCGTAAAGTAACAAACGAAGTCCATCGTATTTTAACAACTCAGTACAACGGTTCTGGCGCAGTGTTCCATGATGATACTTCAACAACACAAAATCAAAATCTCCAAACCATCGTAAATTATCACAATAAACAAGAACGTGATCTAGACTGGAGTGTTCATCTCAATGCTGCAGGTGTAACTGATGCTCCACGTGGTGTTGAGGTACTGTATTATGATGCCAAAGATTTATCAGCTAAAGTAAGCGCAGCTATCGCAAAAGCTTCTGGACTTAAAGATCGTGGCCCTAAACAACGCATAGAACTTTATTTCCTTAAAAACACTTATAAGCCAGCTATATTAATTGAAGTATGTTTTGTTGATAGCAAAGCTGACGTTGAACTGTATCATAAGAATTTTAATGCTATCTGTATTGCCATAGCAGAGTCGTTAGCTATTTATTTAGGATATACAAAAATTCAAACTGAACAGAATCAAAAGGAGGAACAACAAATGCCTAATTCACTAACTTCAACAGCAAAAGAGGATTTAACAGCATTACTAAAGGATGCAAAATCAAAAGGAATTTTAAAGGTAGACCACAGCGAAAAAGTAGGTTCTATGACTGATGGTGAAGCGTTGGGATTACTGATTTCTATAGTGAAACGTACATTATAAGATAAAAATGACCAAGATAGCTAAATGCCATCTTGGTCTTTTGAAAAAATGAAATATAGTAAAAATTTTTTATTTGTAAACTAGTTCATATAAACCATCACAATATCCGGCACTTGTTTTCTTAGGGGAATATCCGTACACTATTCCAGAATACTCTGATTTAATAAGTTGATTAACCATATTGTAAGTATCTATATAAGCCTTACCCCAAGTTTTATTAATATAAGGAGTAAAACCTACATATCCAGTTTTTCCTGCAGCTACATTAAGAGTCACACCAAAAGTTTTTGCACTTAATAATGATTTTACCCAGTTAAAGGAAGCATTATATTTGATTTCCTCACCTAGTGCAACTCCATATGTTCCTGAAAAAGACTCAGAAACTGTAATGCTCTCACCTACACTAACAGAACCTGGTCCTTTAATATCTGCGGTTACTTTTTGTCTAGCTCCATTTATTTTAGAACTTCCATCTTGACCAGCATATCTTAATTTAACAAAATAGTCAGGAGATCTTGGAGTTATATCAATACTATTAAGGGTTTCTTGAATTTCATCTTCCACTGTTAAAGAGGATTCCTGAAGTCTAATGTATTCTTCTAATGGTATATCTACTCTATTCCCTTCAGAATCAATTTCAAATGCACAATATACCTTCTCCCCTGATTCATTCTTTAATACGTAAGGTAAATTTAATTCATCATCAAATAATAAGGTAAATCTAGGTGATGATTCTGCAGCGAAAACACTAGTAGAGGTTAATGTAAAAAACATAAGTAAGAAAGGTAATGCAATTAAAGATTTCATTTTCGTTTTCATGTAAATACCTCCCAATTTTTTCCGATATTACAAACAAATATTAACATACAAACATAAATGTGGGAATATAATAATTTGAAATATGTTAAAATAAGTAATCTTCTTATTTTAAATTCTAAATAAAATTTAATTGTAGATATTAATCGAATTGTAGTTTTAGGTTAACCTTTTGAAATTATATAAAAAAGTGTGAAAAGGGAGGGAGGAGAAAAGGAGGTTATGTAATGGTTTATGAGAGCAATAACTAAATTATTGGAGGTAAATATGAAAAAATATATGCATTATTCGACTTTATTAGTTTCTATTATTCTAACTTTGTGTGGTTTTTTAATAGTTACAAACAGTATTGAAAATGCTACTGATTCTATGAATTCATATATAAAATCTATGGGAGGAATCTTAGCAACAATTGAAGCTGAAAAAATAGAAACTGGATATATTATAATAAATATAACTCAGGGTGGGATTTTATTCTTAGTTGGACTTATATTTTTATGTTTCTCTATCTACAATTTAACAAAAAAAAATGATTAGTACTTTAAATGTGCAAACTTTAGAAAAAGTAACCTTAACATTTTATTAATCAAAGAGAATTGGTAATAGTCAGTAAAAATTATTAACTATAAGCCCAGGTACTCAATTAATTTTGAGCCTGGGCTTTTTTGTTCAACAAGAAATAACCAGCCGCTCGTTAAATTGAGTACCATAATTAGTCGCTACTTCTTTTAAGTTTGAAGCCATGTGAATTACCTCCAAAAATTACCTCGAAATATCATGTTCCTCTAGGTATTAGTTCAAAAAAACCTCAAATAATAACGTATGGAAAATAATCTAAAACTTATAAAATTAAGAAATACAGCTAAATATCATTTAAGACGTCTGACATCAAATTGTACTTATTTAAAAATGCATGCTTACGAAATAGACGAGGAGGGTAACTATATATTTTATGCACTATTTAGATGTAAACGTGGCATAAATCTGAAAAAGTAATTTTGACCGCGGAAGGAAAGCTTGTAGACATTACCCATTAACACTGTTGTAATTTGTCGAATGGTGTAATGTTATTTGCAATATTATGTCGAACATTGTAATTAGTCATGTAGTATATTGTCGAATTATACAAGAACCTCGACATTATTTTTTTAACCCATTCCATTACAAATATACCAATGGTATCAAGGTAGAAAGAATCAAGAACACTTGTTCTTAGTTGTTTGATGAAGGTGGTGCTAATAAATCATTAATAGAATTATTAGAAAATAAAAACCACATCTCAAGTTGCACCTTGAAATGTGGTAGTAATCCGAGTGACATTCACTCCTATAAACTACAATGTATTGTACCACTTAATTGGTCCAATTAGAAGTGGGTGTTACTCCCAATTAGGAGGAGCATATGAATGAAACACAAGAAAAGTTACATACTTTAGCATCTTTTACATCAATGTTTGAAGAAATTAAAGATGATTACGGAATTGATATTTTAAAACACGGATCATTTGAATAAAGTAATAGAAAAGGTAAAAATAGCTTTGAAGAATGACAATCTCATTTGTTAAATATTGTTCAAAATAGTGTGTTTGTAGGATATAATTGGTAATGGGAGTGATAAATATGGGATTTCGAATGAGGAAAAGCATCAATTTAGGTGGTGGATTTCGAATTAATGTCAGTAAAACAGGAGTCGGATATAGTTGGGGTGTTCCAGGTTATCGCGTGACAAGAACCGCAAAAGGCACGACTCGGAAAACATATTCGCTTCCTGGTACAGGGATTTCCTACGTAGAGGAAACTAAAAGACGTAATCGAGCGCCAGTGAGTTTGGAGAATAGACCAGCCGATCAACCAAACCTAGAAGAAATTGAAAGTGCTGCAATCCAACAATTTCAAAACGTGGAAGCTCAACAAATGACAAGAGCAATTGAACGGTCATTAGCGATAAATCGACTCGCAAACATGTTTCTGTGGGCAATTATTTTCACGATTTTTTCGCCGTTGTTTTCTGGATTATTTTTCATAGGTGTTTTATTAAAAATCTATGTTGGCACGTTCGGTAAGATCAAGCTTTTCTATGAATGTGATGAGGAGTATATACAAGCGCATCAACGAAGAATAAACGCGTGGAAAACATTGCTAACTTCTAAAAAGATTTGGCAAGTAACACAAAAAGGTACAACGCTCCGGGTAAAAACCAATGCAGGTGCACAAACCATTGTCAATCGAATTGCCTGCCGAATTAATCAAAAACTCCCTTTGTATATGCGATCCAATGTGGAGATTATTCGGGTACCGTTACAAAAAGAAGAACTGATTTTTCTGCCCGATCAAGTGCTAATCCGCAGAAATAATAAACTAGGTTCGATTGATTATGATCAATTGCAAATTACTGGATCATCTGTGCAATTTGTTGAAGAACAAGCAGTGCCAAGTGATGCTACAATAACTGGATATACGTGGAAATACATTAACAAAAACAATACTCCAGACAAACGTTTCAAAGATAACAGGCAGTTACCCATCTGCTTGTATCAACAAATTCATCTAACTTCGCCTAATGGGTTAAACGTGGTATTACAATGTTCCAACCAAAACAATGCCACAGCTTTCGAGATTAATATGACAAAAGAATAAGCTATTAAGTTTATTCTTTTATTTTATACCGAGACTATTTTTTAAAGAAAAGGTACCAATACAAAGAAGCCAGCATTATGAGACTGGCTTCATTCTCACCTAAAGCTCCCATACGTTAAAAGAGTGTCTTTTTGTTAAAATATAGGTGACTTTCATATATATTATATAGTCATATAAAAATACATTATCTAATAGTGTAAAAGCTAATTATTAACGCCCCCTAATTTGCCCCCTACAGGAAATCAAAATAAAATTATTAAAATATTTACAATAGATTAATAGAGTAATTTTATTACCTAAATGCACTGAAAAACACTTACAAATTCCACGCTATAAAGCGTGTAATTATTGGGTAAGGTGTGGAAAAGAAAATGTTCAGCAAGGAAGGAGAAATCTTGCTGAACATTACTTTAAATATGATGATAATAATTTTACTTGGATTTTTTATTAATTAATGAAATCTTGAGGAACACATTCACGAACACCAGAATTTCTTAATGAGTTAAATAAAGCTGCACTGATTCTTAATAAAACATTGTTATCAGTGCTATTTTCTAAATCATAGATTACAAAGTATGAATTATCGACTGTAAAAATACATTTTCGTTCTAATTTAAATCCAGGTGGTACAGGAGGAAGGTTAAAACGTGGTACAACTATAGGTGTATCTCCTTCATCTCTGATAAAATTGAAAGTTTGTCGGTCAATCTCATAGATATTAACTGGATCAATCTCCACACCTTTATCTGGAATCGTAATTTCATCTTCAACTAATAGGAAAAAGCGTTCGTTTCGAAAGTTGAAAAGACTTCTCGCTCCAATTTCAAATGATGCCATTTTATATTCACCTCCTATTCTACTAATAGTTTATTCATATCGAATACAGATATTTGGACAATTAGGAAGGTGGAAAGAAGATATAGAAATATTATTTTTTCAATACTTATAATTAGCCATGTTGTTTCTAACCGAAGTCAATCCTATAGGGTACTTTTTGAGTAAAGAAACTACAAAAGGGTCACTTGGGATAAAAGTGACCCTTAGTAACAAGATTCGGAGGTGTAAGGCTAAATTAGCTTTACATTAATTAATATAAGAGGCTAAAAATTGGATTTTATATCCACGTGCTATGTTGTATTATATAAGTACAATATTTAAGAGGTGATGGTAGTTTTGCTGAAAATTTTACAATTTGTTTTTTCAATCATAGTAGTATCATTCTCAGCTTATGGACTTATCACAAAGAATTACCAGCTGAATTTTTTAACGACATTCTTCTTAGGGTTAGTAATGTTAGTTTGGGGAATTAAAGAATTTCAACAAGAGAGAAAAGTTTATGGTTGGCTACTAATCGTGTTATTTTTATTTTCAGTATATGTATCAATTCAGAGTTTCATATTGCTCTAAATTATGGCGTGGTTTTTATATGAACTTCCTTTGCCCATAACAGGCACACTATATGAATTTAGATGTAGTTCTCCTTCTAATGAGCTGTATTTGGTATTTGGCTCATCAAACTCATATAAGGTTGTTTTTCATAGAATTACCTCTATTATCCACGTATATTTGTGTATAAGGAGGGATTCTATGAGAAAAATAAATGCAATATTGACACTGATTATCTTGGTTTTACTTAGTGCATGTTCTTCGGGGAATACAAGTTCAGATAAGTCAATTGAACCTATAATTGATGCTACACAATTTAGTAAAATTAATAGTGCTCAATTAGTTGGAATTATGGGGGAACCCGAAAAGATTCAGGACTTTGAATGGTCAGTGCCTAAAACTAACCAAAGCATTGTAGGTAAATTGTATATTTACGAAAAAAATAAGTTTGAATTTATATTATTTGATGATATTGTTACAAGACTAAACATTTATTCAGGGCAATACTGGGGATATGATAACTCAACATTGAATTTTGAAGAGAAAGACGATATCTTCCCTTTATTCGGTATAGAGCATAGTCATAATAAAATAAAGAAAGTCGCAGATACAAATTTCGCTTTAAGATATAGTCCTGTCTCCGATAAGATTGATGATGTGTGGATTCAAGAGATAGAAGATAAAACTTTCGGAATTGCTAAATTTACATATGATTCGACTTACTTCTAAGAGTATTTCTCTTTTTGAAGGTAGGTTATATGAAATACTTAAGGAGTATATTTTTCCATTAAAACAGATGTAAGGGTATAGTGAAATCTCTCCGTGTTGTGTATATTTGTTTATGAGGAGGGATTTTGATGAAAAAGATGTTTCATCTTTTAATAATTGTCCTAGTTGGTTTTTATTTTGTTTATAGTTTGATTAGCGAATTCTTAAATTTTAAAGGATATAAAGGTGCAGATTTTCTAATAGTAGGAATTATGTTAGCGTTTGTTGCCGTATTTGAATTGGTTTTAATAAAGAAATACAAGCGAACGTATAACGTAGAAGCCGAAGAAGCTCGAGATAGAGAAAAATTTGAGATAGAAAGTAAAATTCTTGGTTCTAAATCTCGACAAAAGTTAATAGGCGCAGATTTATGTATTAAAGCAAAACATATGGCTGGTTTACCAATTGCTGAGGGTGCAGAAATATTTGTATACAGATGTAAGGATAAAGTAGTATTTGAGAGAAATCAGGATACCATCGAACTAGAGATTAACAAAGTTAGAGATATCTTTATTAAGACAGATGTTGAAATTCAGAAAAGCTATGTAAGTAGTGCAGGTGGAGCTGTTGGAGGTTATGTTCTTTTTGGACCATTAGGTGCGATGATTGGTGGTAGAACAAAAGAAAAGAAAAGTACGATAGAAGAGAAATATCTGATCTTTTCTTATGAAAAAAATGGTGAGCAAGACTATATTTCTATGGAAGTTACTAATGAACCTAATGCTACATTATTCAATACAAATTATTACGATATTTCAAAAGAAGAACGAAGATATACAAATCTTTAA